TACGAGCCATTACAAAAATCTCCTTAAAATAGTAAACTCAAATGTAAATAGTAATAATTTTAAGTAAATACCTTAAAAAAACAAACTTGCAGCTAAGGGATTATTTTTGAGTCTCTCCAGAGCGCGCGATTCGATTTGTTTAACTCTCGCAAAGGAAATTCCTAGCCGGTCTCCAACTTGTCTTAAAGTCATTCTACCATTGGTGTAAATAGAGACCAGCGTGCAATTGTGTTCGTCGGAATAATCTATCCAAAAACGACACTTTAAATTGGGGCAGCCTGTGTCCGTCTCTACGCAGTGTTTAGCACATGTCATCAATCCTTCTTTCATAATTCTGGGAATTCCTCTTCTAATAAATCAAAAATGTTTTCTACTTCTCCCACGCTCAGCGCAAAGTCCTCCAGCTGCTGTTTTCCCCCTTTTTTCAAAATCTGAGATTTTTGACGCCGAATTTTTCCGACGTTTTTAACTTCGTCAATATAGCTCTGAATACGCTCATCGCCGTTAATATATCCCGTCACGATGTGGCGGAAGAAGTCGGACTGTGAGAGGTTGTCGTATTTGCATCGTACAAGCAGCTTGGCTTGTCGATGATCATTCTCTGTGAAAACGATACGCTTGGTTAGCTTGCCATAATCTATTTCGTCCATCACCACTTCCTCGTAGTGATGTGGGTGTCGCTTTCTTTAATGCCCGACGTGGTCTGTCGAATAAAACGGGCCCGAGTATGAAGCGCGCTTAGATCTCGCGCTCCGCTGTAAGAAAAGCCCGACCTAATGCCGGTCTCTAAATCTTGTAAGATTTTTTTGACGCTACCACGATAGGGCACCTGAGAAGACACCCCTTCATCAGATGCATAACGGCCACGCCATTCAATCTGTGCCTCTTTGCTGGCCATACCGCGGTATACCTTCCAGCGGAAGCCTTGGCTATCCTCTATAATCTTGCCCGGTGTTTCATCAGTGCCGGCCAATAAGGAGCCGCACATTACGGCGTCTGCTCCCGCAGCCAAGGCTTTCACAAAGTCGCCGGAGTTTTTAATTCCACCGTCCGCAATAATTTTTACGTCTCGGTCAGTTTGGGCGCAGTCCATAATAGTTTGCAATCCCGGTACCCCATGCCCTGTTTGTGTGCGCGTGGAACAGATGGAGCCTCCACCGATATTACACCGGACCGAATCCGCTCCCCAATCAGATAAATGATTGACCCCGGGTAGGGTGGCCACATTGCCAGCCATGAGGTGGAGGGTGTCTCCAAACTTTTCTTTGAGAGTGATCAAAGCCTCCTTCATCAAGATGTGGTGGCCGTGAGCCACGTCCACACATAAAAAGGATACGCCTGCATCGTATGCGGCGGCAGCACGTTCTATATAATCTCCATAGACTCCCACGGCTGCACCAATGGGCGCCCGTTGAGTAATAGCAGACGTCACGCCCACAGCAGCTTTGATTTTGGTGACCTGCTCATCAATTGAATTGTACCTATGAATAACGGCGCCGGCCCCCACGCTAGCCATTGCCACCGCCATTGGCGCTTCGGTAATGGTGTCCATCGGCGCAGAGAGAATGGGCATCTCTAATTTAAACCCCTTCCCCAAATCAACCGATATATCCACTTCGGATCTGGATCTGATAGTGGAATACTGAGGAACCAAGAGGACGTCATCATACGATAAAGAATCTTTCATTTCTCTTCGCTCTGCGGCTCCTCGGGGGGCGGTGGAGCCCTCTCTATGGGTACGGGAGCAGGTTGGGGCGCCTGTTCGGGCGGTGCAGGGTTAAATCGATTTCCAAAGTACTGTTGTAAGGTGACCATCGCGTTTTCATTGTCCGCTAGAACCCGAGTGTGCTTGATTATTTCATCAACCCACGCAGTGTGGTCCGGGATAGCGGCAGGATTTTTGAATAACATTTCTAGGGTGCCGTACGCCTCTAGGGCGCGCCCCTTTAGCTGCATGATTGTAGCTTCGTATAAAGTTTTTGACATCTTATTTCTCCTTTTCAATAAATTGTTTAATGTCAGTGGCAGTGTACCACGTTTTCTTATCTGGTTTTGATGGCTCTGCCATTTTTTTAAGGGTAGGTTTGGCACCTTTCTTTATTTTAAGCATAGAGATGGTGGGTACCCCCTTGAATTCTAAGGTCTTGGGAATGCGCGGATTGTCTCCCACATTGAAGGCAAAGAAATGAATATCCTTATATTCCTTAGCAATCTCCTCGTAAGTGGACTGCAACCCGTGACAGAGGTGGCAATTATTAGAATAAAATTTGATCACACACGTCCCATCTTCTAAGACGTCTCCGCGGAGGAGCTTTGTAAGGGCTCCTCGTGATAACCGTTCAATCTTCATTCGTATTCTCCTTAAGAAATGTTTGAGTTTTTTCAATACACATCGGACAAAAGAGTCTGACTGCTTCCGTCTCGCTTCGTATTACTACTGACCATGATTGTACCATATGTTTGTCGGTCTTGTCAAACGGGTCTTCGCATACGTTGCACTTGTCTGGAAGTTTATTGAATAGAAAAATTTTATCGGAGAGTTTTCTCTCCTCTTCTGAAGCTTTCTTATGTTTAAGCGCGCGCTTTTGTGCTCGATTCACTACATCACTCCCACGCGTGGGAAATCCGTATACGCGAAGCGCTTGGTGCCATCAAAAATAACGACTGCCGACGGAAAAGGCGCACTGTTCTCTCCATTTCCAAACTTGAGGCGCCCCTTCACAAAGAATAAGTCGTTGGCTTTCATTACATATTCATGCCAATACTTTGTGTCTGTCCGCGCCGGGATCAGCATCACGACAGTGGTGTTTTCTTTCAACGATTCTTCATAAGCTTTCTTAATCCAATCCTTGATGGCTCGGCCGTAAGGAGGGTTCACAAATACAACCTCTCCTCCCCAATCTTTATCTAACCCGTTGTCCTTCTCGGTATAATGTTTAGCTACCTTATAGTTCGAAGAATTAGCACAGGGGTCCAAAGTAAAGGGCCCGAAGCGCTTGTTTAGCCTGTCGAAAAAATGTTGTGGGGTAGCCCACTCCTTCGACTTTGAGCTAAACATTGTTTGTTGTGTTTGTTTGTCCATTGATTCTCTCCATTGATTTGTTATAATATTCTTCGTTCATTTCACACCCCACAAATCTGCGGTTGGTGTGAATCGCAGCCACTGCGGTGGTCGCAGAGCCTGCAAAACAATCTAACACTAAATCCCCTTCATTCGAATGCTTGTTAATAAGATCCTTAAAAAGGGGAAGACTTTTTTGGGTAGGATGAAACCTATCCTTACCACCCTGCAAGGGGTGATGATAAATGCCCTTGTCATATTTACTATTAAAAGTGGGCTTTGATTTTTTAATTCCAAGCAACGCAATCTCTCGACAGTTAGTTAAATAGTTTACGTTGCTGTTAATCGGTTGCGGATTTGTTTTAATCCACTCCACGAATCTAATCTGTTTAAACTTTTCGTTCTCTAATATTTCTTTGAGGGAAGTAATCTTCCACAAGTCAAAGAATATAATGCACGTACCGCTAGGTTTCAACACGCGATAAAAATGGCGCGCAAACAATTCTAATTGTTCCAAGGTGAAATTGCTATCCCAGTCCCCATACTTTGTTGTCACTGCGTACTTCTTGCCGTAAATGCTCCCGTACTTAAGAAAATCTCTCTTGTAGGTTTTGAGTTTTCTTTTAATGGCGCCCTTTTTTATACTTTCGTTTGTATAAAGAGAATTATCCTTCTTCAAGAAGTTTATCCACTCTCTGAGGGTTTTAAGACTCTTCCACTCCTCCGCCGTACGCAAGCTTGTGGCGCCTTCTTGGTCTTGTTTTGCTACATGATCTACCCACTTATCCATCCCGGAGTCCCGGGAAGTGATATAAGGAGGATCAGTTAAGATAAGGTCCACCGATTCATCCGGGATATCCGACAAAAACTGTAGACCTTCTTGATTAAGAAGTTTAATATTGCTCATTGTTCTTGGTACATCGTGTTGCGCGCCACAGCGCAGCTTTCAACCCAGAACTCGCTCCTGAAGACGAACGTCATTAGTATATCAGAGGCGCCGTCGACGTCAAGAAACACACACCCCTTCTGCTTTCTTTGAACATACCCTTGCAACCCGGCGGCATATTCTTGCTGCAGCAGGGGCGAATACTGTTGATACTTCTGGTGGGTCCAGAGCAGTAAGCGATAAATACTACCAAAGTCGTCTGTTGTTTTAATCTCCTCGTCTAACCGCTGCCGCAATTCTTCATCTCCGAACTGCTGTGCGACTTCCAGCACCACGGCGACTGCGGGCGCGTGAGGGGTGTGTTTGTGCGGACTGAGAACTTCTAATTGTTCTGCGGACAACTCTTTCTGTGGGATTCTCAGCGAGTGGAGAGGACATGTTGTAATATTTTTAACTGCAGTTCGGGATGCCCCGCGGGGAACAGACATTGGCTTGTACTCATTTTCCACCCACTCTACATACTCTGTAATGGTAGTTGGGTCACTATAAATGATCGGACAATCCTCTTTATCGTCATAGCCCGTGGCTCGGCCGGCCAATGACTGTACGGCAAAATCCACCTGCGTCACATCATTTTTTCTTTTTCGTTCGAACATAACGTCAACATACTCATTGTTAAGGGTGGCACCCATCGCCAACATATTTTTAGCAAGAACAACAACAGGGATAGGGGGTCGCCGACTGAACCATTTTTCTTGGCCTGAGTTGGGGGTACCTAGACAATTTTGTAGATCTGTATCTCCTGCCGTCTGTTCATTCAACTCCACTATTGCCACATCGTAGTTTCTTTCATCCCCGGGCTGCGGAACCCCTTTCAAGACTCTATAGCCTTGTGCTTCTAACCCTCGAAAGATAGACTTTGGAATCCACTCCTTGGCTGAGCCAACGGGAAGGCGAAGAAGACTAAAGCCGTTCTTCTCTTGCCTAAGACAGGGGCTTATAATTTCCTCACAAAGACGCGACACATCTAGGTTGCTTTTTAGGGGCCAAGATGCTTGAATCTTTTCGTCCTCTATCATTTCTTTCATACCATAATAGTTCGGTCCCGGGTCCAGCACGACCCTATTAACCCAATCATAATCTTGAGTGGCCAAGGTCTCGGCCATTGGGGTTGCTGAGACAGTACACACATGTACATTGCTCACCTCCCATTCCTTGGGATCTTTGGAGAGATCAATCCCCCACAGAGCCAATACTGCATCCGTCACACTCTGCGCGGCCGTTCCGTAATGAGCTTCATCTAACATCATCAGGCTATTGTCGAAGATCACCGGTGTGCTTTCCCACCCCTCAACCTTAATCCTTCGTGCCCAGTCCTTTCTTAACTCGCGACGAGCCTCCTCGGTCTTGCAATTATCCCAGTCTTCGCGGCACTTCTTTGCGTTTTTAAGAGTTGTTCCCATCGACATACGCCCGACAAGGACACGCGCAGGTACTCTCGCCTTTGTTTGTTCAGCGAGGCTTTTGTCAGAGGGACATTGAATAAACAGCGAGTCCTTCACTCCCAAAGATTTCTTAATGACAGGGATGCGCAGCACTTCTTCAACGCACACCATCGCCCCAGTTTTTCCCACTTGGGTTTGAGCCATAATTTGAGAATATGAATTAAAGCTCCCGTCTTGGCGCGCCGAGAGGATCCCGGCTACAACTTCAATGGCAGCTCTCATTTGATTTTGGTGCCAAGGCGCCTCAAAGACATCTTCAAAGGTACCCTCCTTCATATCTTCAAGACGTTTTTCTAGTATTACAAACGCCCCTTCATAAGTTAGCGAAAGTCCAAACAACTCTTCCGTCAATAGCATCGGCGGAATGATCTCTGTCTTGCCTACATCTTCCAACCACTCCTGTGTTGCGCACGTTCTATTCTTTGGAGTCATCTTACTTCAACTCCACCGGCGCGCCGAGCTTCTGAATTTCTGTCCAAGTGATGTTGGCGCTGAGTCTCGGATCTTTTTTCTTGAGAACGTCCGGAAACTTTTTCTTCAACTTTGGAAGCAAAGTATCGTACACTGTTTCACCTCGCATCCGCCAGCTTTCTGCAAGCCTGCCGCCTTCAAATCTATTATAATAGTGTTCAGGGTATTTTGCAAGCTTTTCTTCAAATAAATATCGCTCTTGTTCTGCCCACGTCTCCTGCACTGATATACCCGTATAGGATCCCTTAGGGGTTGTAGCAATCGTTGACTTATATTCTACGGGTTCGCCGGCTTGATTAAATGCATCCGCACCGGAGAAGGAGGCTGCCACACGATGTCCTAACACCGTGGCGGCATAAATCTCCTTGCTCCTCGCGTAGCTGAACGGGTCTCCCCACCCTTGCTCCTCACATAGCTGTGCCATTCGTTGATATAGCATGCGATATTCTTGCTCAGGCGACATCCGTACTCCCTAGGGCTCCATCGCCCCTGTCGCTAATCGTAATAGGCTCGTCATATAAACGGCCGTCTTCTTTTTGCACAGGTCGGAACGCTACTACCGGTATCATCACCAGTTGTGCAATCTTATCGGCAGGCTTGATGACCTGTAGTTGCTTGCCAATGTTGTGGAGATTAATGAATACCTCTCCATCATACCCAGAGTCAATCACACATGCTCCCACGATTAGGCTGCGCGTTGCCGCTACACTTGAGCGGTTCTTAACTTCCAGCATGTATCCGTGGGGAACTCCAAAGCGCAACCCCGTAGGGATGACCTTGCTTTCGCCTGGTTGAATTGGGATGTTCTCTGACGGTTCCGTCGGAGAATAATAGACATCCAGTCCAGCGTCGGAGGGATGCCCTCGGGTGGGAGGATGCGCGCCCACGCGCACCTCCGCATACTCTACAATCATTACTCTTCTCCTGTAATAAGGTTGAAGTTTTCCGTAATCTCGTCAATATTATACTTACCCTTATACAAACGGAAAGCCTTGACTGCGGCACGAATTTCATCCGTGTTGAGCCACCCGTTCTCCTTAAATTCCGTGCGCAGGTCGCGCTTCTGTTCCTTGTAGGGTTCGATACATTCTTCAATAGCGTTCAGTGAGCGGATGTATTCCTTCACGTAGCGCTTCTTCTCTTCATATGTGTTTGCCACATTTACCTCCTTGGTATTATTACTATAGCAAATCTTGGCGGCTGTGTCAACTCTTTTCTGTAAAATCAGCTCCAAAAACTTGGCGCATAAATCTTTCAATGAGTCGGTCGCGCTCCTCCGCTGAGTCGCACTCTGCAAAGGCATAGTTATACGTCACCTTTTCCTTTTCAATTTGCTTCTGGAGTTGGAAAATCTCTTTCTTCATCCATTTAATCTGTTGCTTATAATTTTTAGGGACCGCAATGTTATATTGTTCTGCGTAGTCAAGAAGAATAAAATACTTTTTCTCTTCGAACGCATTTTTTATTTTCTGAAAATTTGCCGCGGCATTTTTTTGGGCTTCCGCCGATAAAGAAGGATCAATCTTGTCAGGGTGGAGGACCAAAGCCAATTTTAAAAATACCTTTCGAAATAAATCGTGCAGCTCTTGTTCCTCTCGGGATATTTCATGAGTGGTGTCTAACGACACGTCTGGTTGCTCCTTATCCCGAACTATCAGAGAGCCGTCTGGAATATCATCGGGTTCTTCTTCCTCCGGTGGCTCGTCGGGGGTACCAAACAATTCATTAACACGCTCGGCGTTCTGAGAAGTGAGTTTGGTAATGTCAATGTTGTTGCGACTGCAGTAGTCTTCGTAGTGCAATTGGAACTCAGCTGCACACTCCTTACTAATTGTCTGGACTACCTCGCACTCCTCATATAAATAACGAAGTTGATTGATAATCTGTTTCCACCGGAGTTTGATCGCAACGCCCACATTTCTCCCCCCTACTCAAACTTGAATGTAATGTCTGCCCTAATACGTAGGCTGGGAACGTGAAGATGGTTGGCCATATTGTGGCGGCGGCACTCCTCGGCATCTAAAAACCAGTCAGCATGCCCTTTCTCGTGCACGATGTCTAAAAAGTATTCTTCACGATGGCCACAATTGGTAGCCATCATTCTATAGATCTTCTGATTTAATCTCTCGACTTCTTCGGCATCTGCTTTAATCTCCTCTACTTTCCCCCAGCCCATCGAGCTAACGTCATGAATCATTAAGGTTGCGTCAGGGTCCACGTACCTATGTCCTTCGGAGCCGAAACTAAATAGCACCGCTCCACAAGACATTGCTTTTCCCTGCGCAATTGTAGCCACTTGTACCTTGGAGTGTTTAATGTCAGAGATCATCGACATTAAACTATAGACTTGTCCTCCATAGCTGTCGATGATGATGGGAATAATAGGCTGTCCACTATTTTGTGCACGAGCCATCTCGTCAGAGAATGCCTTGGCCGCAGGCTCATCGAATTTTCTTACACGAATTACCACAGGCAAGTCGTCTATAAGTTTGGGCTCTTTTAAGAGCGGACTAAAGTATCTAATTATATTCATTGTTTATCCTCTATCTTTAACATTGTGATATATTTTTGCTTCTCTTTAATAATGCGGTATCCTTCGGTGTGCTTGACGATCTGGGCGAGGTTCTGGATGGACCAGAGACGGCCGGCACGGTTGAGGCGGCCGGCCGCATTCAAACGGTCTGCGCACTCGCGCCATGTTATTTTATCCCAAAGCTTCCACGCCGTTACATCTGCAATAATTCTGCTTTCATGTTTGTCTCTTCTCAAGGAGCGGTTCGGGCCCTCTTGAAATCCAAAAGGAATTGGTCCATAAATCATTCCTGCTTCCTTCTTACGCATCAACCCCTCTCTTGTTAAACGACTTGTGTTCATGTTTTTATCACGATGATGCGCTTTTGAATGACAGGATTCACACAACGGCACTGTTTGAGTGCCGCCGCGCGACTTAGGCACAACATGGTGATCGTGAAAATATTTGTCTTCACATCCACACTCAAAACATGTATTCATAATGTGACTCCTATCCTAGTAATCTAAAGGTCTTCCCGATGGCATAAGTGGAGAACCCCCACTGCTCATCATATTTTAAACGAGCCATGTAAGGGCGGTTAAGAAAGATGTTATCTTTCTCTGGCTTAACGCCCCAACATCTAATCCTTACGGACTCGTTGTTGCTGTCGATTGTTTCCACAATCCAATAGAGTTTGCCGTTCTTTGTCTTCTTCGGTGTAATCTTGCGTGGAATAAACCAACACACCTGCAATTCGGGATCGAATTCTGAAATGGGAGGGATAAACTTGGCGCGCAGGTGGTCTACGGTTTCTTTGCTGATGACCAAATTAATAGGAAACACTCCTGTAAGCTCGGTTTTAAATTGTATCACTTCTTCTTCGCTGAAGTCTCCCTCTGGTCTATATAGCTCCACGTTCTCATTGAATCTCTTCATACTCTTCGGCCGTTCCACCACACATGCACTCCAAAAATGTTTGCGGCCAGTNAACCGGTCGTCTATCAGGCCGTCCAAAGCCCCGGCCCNGGCCAAAGCATCGAGTGATTTCTTNTTAAGTTTGCTGTAAACAATTTCCTCCCGGAAGAGGAGATCCTCAGCGCCACTAAATGGACGGTGGTTTAAAATCTGTTCGATGGCGGCCATCCCCAAACCCTTGATAGAGGTGAGAGGCTGAATGAGAGTCTTGCTGTCTTCGCTAATCTCCCACACCACTCCCGACTTATTAATATCAAGAGGAGCAATCTTGTAGCCGAACTGTTTGGCCACGTTAATTGCTTTCTCCTTCCGGCTCTCTGGTTCCTTGTCNAGGAACGCAGCCATCCACTCTACGGGATAATATGTAAATANCCAAGCNCACTGATAAGACAACATACTATAGGAAACAGCATGAGACTTATTAAAACCGTANCCTGAAAAGTATTCAAAATTNTTCCATAGAGTTTGNGCGCTGTCGANNTTGATGCCCTTCTCCGNNCACCCNNCNATNAANTTGTCATAAATNACCTTCTTTGTTTNNGCNCNCTTCCCGGTTCCNTTCTTNGTNAGAACNTTTCGGAGCAAGTTNCCNTCNTCNAGNGNNAAATCTTTTCCNAGNGTNTGNGCNATNANTGCNATCTGNTCTTGNAAGATCAAGAANCCAAANGTTTCTTNTGTAANNTCTCTGTACNTCATCAGTTAAATACTGGATGTACTGTGGATTTTCTTTTGCCTCCATGAACTCGTCATGAACACCGGCCGATAGGGGCCCTGGTCGATAGATTGAAGTAACCGCCGAGATGTCAATTAGATTGCGTGGTTTTACTCTCTTGCAAAAGTTTTGCGAACCAGTTTCTGTAAACTGGAAGATGCCAGCCCACTTACCTTTGTGAAAGACATTCTCATAAACCTTCTGATCATCTGTGTCGATGTGATCGGGGTGTAAGTTCTCGTCATAATACTGCTTGATATCATTAAACGTTGGTTTCTCGATATTATGGTGGCGGCGCAGGATGTGTTCGATGGCACCCTCCATCATCTTCAAAGTTGAAAGCCCCAGCAGATCAAACTTAATGAAGCCCAAGGGCTCAAGGTGACGTACGTTCTGTCCCTCGGACCATGGCGTCTGTCGCACCCCTCCAGAGTTAATAAGAGGCATGTGTCTATCTAATTCTTCTGCCACTACGATACCCCCTGCATGGCGGGAACACGAGCGCACCTGTCCGACGAGGCCCTCAACGTGAGCCTTCACTTGAGGATACTTAGCCAGATATGCTTGAAGCGACGTTGAAAACTCCATCACTTCTTCCCATGTGGGATTATAAACGCCCGCCTTGATGCCGTGTTTTTCTTTTGCCATCGGCATTGCTTCGCGAAGCATCACGCTGGTGACAGTGTTTGCTTCGGTGAAGGGGATCTCATACGTTTTTGAAATATCCTTGATAAGAGACCGTAGTTGCAGCGTGTTCCAGTTTGAAATAGGAGCCACAGTATCCTTCCCCCACATCTCCATAAGCTTCTCTTTCAGGAGCATGCTATCACTCACATCGTAGTCGATGTCAGGGTAGTCAGTTGCGTCGGCGCGCAGAAAACGCGAGAACAAAAGACCATGCTTGATGGGATCGATCTGTGTAATACCAAGTACGTACGCAACCAATGAGCCCGCAGCCGATCCTCTGCCGGGACTAGATAACATCATGGTGTTGGCCGCATCGGCAATGGCTTTCATTGTTAAGAAATATTTTGAGAAGCCGCGATCATTAATAACATCCAA